TTTCCCACATCGTCATACATGCGGTGCGTTGCCCCCGCCACCAGCCTTTCACCATGTTCGGCATCAACCCGATCACCACAGTTTCCGCGTCGTCACGCAACTCGACACGATCAGTCAACGCCTCAGCGAAACGGGCAGTCATCGCCCCATAACCGATATGTTCCGCGCCAAGCCCCTGAATACTGTACGGGGCCAACATCACAGGATTCCTGTTTCCACCTGAGAACGATGCTCCGCTTTCTTCTCCATGTCAGCAGACCCATCAATTTTTGCGGGTTGCAAACCGTCACGTTTCAACCGTTTGTACGCATCCATGTCTTTCGACCAGCGGCGTTCCGTCGCATCAATATCGTTCGTAGCGATCTTCCTAGACGGCATCGAAGACGCAGCGAACGCGACACCAGCGATACGGCAACCAAAACAGCCGTCCACGTCAAGATCTGGGTGAACCTCACGATGTTTCATAGCCGAGAGTTTAGGTGATGTAATCCCCGTAGCCTGCCGCTGTCAACAAAGCAGCTTCCTCATCGGTGACAACATGGTTATGCCCGCCGTAATAAGTGAGAACAACCGTTGAGTAATCTTCCGGTTCGTTCTCCACATACGATCCGTCGGACAGTTTGAACACGTTACGGCCGCGTGGCAGCGGAGCGTAATGCCTGAGAAACCGGTAGGCGAGACGTTCGTTCTGTGTCAACGGATACTCGATGTCGAAATCGGACAGGTTGAACAGGTCGTCTGTTGGCGGTGTGAATGTTGGCATTAGGTGACCTCGTATCCTGCGGCAACCAGATCGGCTTTTTCTTCGGCGGTAACAAAGTAGACGTGGGCACCGTAATACACCTTGTCAACCAGAGCAGGGTCTAACGGGTCGTCGTTTGTGAACGTGCCATCAACAAGTTTGAAAATGTTGCGGGCGCGGACACCTTGCCCGACGAAACCGAACAGTCGGTGTGCTTTGCTGCTTTGCTGACGGTAATCAGCCCACGGGAAATCATCATCGTTCGGCGGTCGGAACGTGAACGATTTCGTGCCGTCCGCTGTCGCCGTGCCAGAACCAGATGCTGTACCGGTACGCACATAATGGATACGGCCAACACCTGTCGCCGTGCCCGTCCCAGACGCTGTGCCGGTACGGATCGACGTGATAGTGGTAGATGCAATACCGGTGCCAGCACCAGACGCCGACCCGGTACGTCGAGATATGACGGTGCTGTCTGCTGTACCTGCCCCTGAACCGCTGCTAGAACCCGTTCTAACCGATGTAGGGGTGCCGTCTGCGCTGCCGGTGCCCGAACCTGAACCTGTGCCCGTACGACGCGAAATAACGGTCGAAACAGCAGACCCTGTGCCAGTACCCGATCCTGTACCGGTACGCCGAGACGTGACCGTCCGATCAGCAGACCCCGTACCTGTCCCAGATGCTGACGCGGTACGACGATGCGTGTGCGTACCATCCGCACTACCCGAACTAGAACCCGTCGTGCCCGCAAACGGGACAACAACAACACCACGATAGAAACCAGGGCCACCAGTAAACCCTGTGGTGAAATCAACAAGAGTGGCGTTACGGACTGCCATCCGTCACCACCGGTCAGTCAAGCGTCAGCGTGACAGTATCAAGATCGAAGTTGTCGCCAGCAACAACCGACGCCGACGCTGACAACGAACCATAAAACAGACAGTTGCCTGAAGTCGCAGCGTCCCACAACGAGAAATGCGTCAACGTCTCAGTCGCCGCGACACTCGTCCACGACGCAGCAGCCGACGTAGCAATCGACCCGCCAGACGCAGCGTTCCACGTCAACGACACCCGAGTTGTCTCAGATGCCACATTCGCCGTGCCATCCTCACCAGGATTACCCGTATGCAACTGGGCGTACACCGTCGTCACCGCGAACGACTGGTTCCGCAACGTGTCCAGAAACTTGTTTTCCGCGTAGTTAGAAATGCTCATATCTGCTCCCGGTGAACTCCACCAAGTGTACCACCCAAACGAACCCTACAACGGCGAAAGCCCCCCGCCGAAGCAGGGGGCCAACGCCTGAGGGAACTCGGATCAGCTGTTCGTGCCAATCGAGGACGACGACTCGATCCGGCGAAGCGAAGCCTCGCGGAACCGGCCGTAGCCACCGAGCCAGTACCAGCCGATGGGCTGGAAACGCTCCAAGGTGTCAACCACAGGGCCACGGACGATGCTCGGAAGCGGGCCGTTGCCGTCGGTGATTGAGTGTGCCTTGGCGAGAGCCTGACGGCCCATGACATGCGTGCAGTACACGTCGACGTTGCCGGCCGAACCGGAACCGTCGGAAGCGTCAGCGAACACCTTCGCGCGGGGCGTCTCAACGAAACGCACACCTTCAAACGCGCCGATCTCACCGTTGTAGATCATGTCGGTGTCAACATAGACGTGCGGGTCACGCCACGCTGCTGCGCCGGTCTCCGAACGAAGATCGTACGACACGTCAGGGTGGATGTACGCCATGTACAAGCCGTTGAAGGTGGGGACGTTGTCGCCACGCAACTGGGCGGTCACCTTGCGGATGTCGTTCGCTTCGATGGTGTCCTCAGCGGCGACAGTCGTACGCGAGGTCGGGTCGGTGGTACCGCCACCGCCGTAGATCACGTTGCTGCCACCAGCGAGAACGTCGCGGATCACGCTGTCAATCGAGATGCCGGCGTTGTAGCCGACCACGTTGGCGGCGACGGTGTCAACATCAAGGAACGAGGTGCCGCGCAGCTTGGCGGTGGTCAGCACCGCGTTGCCGTACTCGGCGAGGGTCACGGTGACCTGCGAATCCGACATTGCCACGGGGGTGACATCGGTGTCCTCGGTAAGAGTCGAGGTCGCAGCGGTCAGGTCGTTGAAGATGGTGAAGGTGACGGTCGAACCGGGCATCGCCTGGTTGGTCGGCATCACATCAGCGGCTGCGTCGAACAGGAGTTCCGAACGGAGCGCGAAATATGCGAGCCGATCAAACGCCTGCTGGTCAACAGAAAGGGATGAGGTCTGGGTATAAGCCATTGTGGCTGTCCTTCCGGGTGGTAGCCCCGGTCAGGGGGCTAGCGTGCTTGGGCTTTTGCTTCAGACAGCAACTGCATCACTTCGTCAGGTGTTTTGGCCTGACTGATACGAGTCGAGAAATCCATCGGGACTTCGCTTGCCGAATCCGCTGCCATCTGCGTGGAACGATTCCACGTTTGTGCTTCGGACTGGACTTGCTCGGCCTGTGTGTCTTTCACGATTTGCGCTTCGATCGCTGCTTCCCTAATGGCTTCTTCGGTGAGTTCGCCTTCGTAGCCCTTCATAAAGTACTTGGCGACGGGAAGTCCGGGGTCTACTCCGGCTTTCACGAACGCCAGTTCGCGGGCTGCGGCAGCGGCCTCATCGGCTCTTGCCTTCAGTTCAGCGTTTTCGGCTTCTAGCTGCTTCATCCGGTCGCGTAGCGGATTTCTGCCTGCCTCGTCATCGCGGTCGATGTCGCTGTCCATATGTACACTCCTTCGCCCAACCGCCACCCGGAGGCAGATGACGGTGCTGCATTGTCTCCCGCCTCGGCGGGGTTCCTGCCATATCTTGGCATCGTCAGAAATTGTAGCACAAGATGTTGTGTGTTACTGCAACCCGGTGATTTGTCCACCTTGACCTTGCGTGAATTGTCCGCCGCCCTCAAATGCGGCGACGCGGCGACGCTGACGTTGACGGAGACGTTGAGCTGCTGCCGGATCGGTACCGAACACCGCGCCGATCTGTTCTTCGCGGGTGAAACCGCCTTCTTCACCGGCCATCGGACGGAACAATTCTTCGCTGAATTCGCTGATTCGTTCCGCACCGAAACGTGCTTCCTGCTGGGTGATTCCTTCTTCCGCAAGTTGTTCTGCTTCGGAGGTTGTCAATTGCAGACCGGCTTGTGCTGCGCCCGCAGATGTTCCAGCTGCTTTGGCTTGTTGCAGCAAGATAGGTGTCGCGCGTTCAGGGTCGAGGAAGTATGCGGCAAGTTCGCCGTCTCCGATGCCGTAAAGTTCGCGCATCTGGTTTACGACTTCTGGATCTGCGAAACGGACTGCTTCGTATCCTTGGTTGACACGTTCTGATAGTTCGCCTACAGATACGTCGTTGGCGAGGAAACCCTGTACGTCGTCGTTGCTGTCGTAAAAGTTGCGTGGAAGACCAGAGTTTCGCAGTATTTGTTTGTACTGGTTTTCTAACGCGATGTATTCCGGCTCGCTGTACGCATTTAGTCCCGCTTCTAGCCGTATTTGATTCGCTCGGAATCTTTCCGCGTATTCGTCTGTTCGACGCATTTCGCCTAGAAGAATGTTTTCGCTGACAA